ATGATGTCAGACAGTGTAACAGTTGGTATCGATGTATCAAAACTCACTCTTGATGTTCATGTGTCTCCTGCACAGCTTCATCAGACTGTATCAAACAACGAGTCAGGCTTTGCTGAGCTGAAAACGTTGCTTTCCATGCAGCAGGTTTCTCTTGTTCTGCTCGAATCCACGGGCGGTTATGAAGATGCTGTTGTCTGTTTCCTGCAGTCTCTTGGCTATGACGTTTCTGTCATTAATCCGCGTCAGGCTCGTGATTTTGCCCGTTCCATGGGGCGTCTGGCTAAAACCGACAGAATTGATGCTGAGCTGCTTGCGCAGCTTGCTTCTGTTATTCATGCCCGACCTGACCGTGAGCGTTTTGTCAAAAAAATTACTGATGACAGACGTCGCAAACTGGCCTGTATGGTGGCCCGTCGCCGCCAGGTTGTGAATATGATTTCCACTGAGCAGCAGCGTAAATCTGCCGCCAGTAACTATTCCACTGACAGTATTAATAAAGTTTTATCTTTCCTGCGTTCTGAGTTGAAAAGTATTGATGCAGATATTTCACTGCATGTCCGCTCACATTTTGCAGATATATCCGGTCTTCTTGCCTCATTTAAGGGAATTGGTCCCGCCACAATTGGCGTGCTGCTGGGTGAAGTTCCTGAACTGGGCAGACTGAACCGCCGTCAGATTAGTGCCCTGATTGGTTTGGCTCCGTTTAACAGGGACTCCGGATTTATGCGCGGTCGCCGTACTGTATGGGGCGGTCGTGCAATGGTCAGGAATGCGCTTTATATGCCGACACTTTCTGCCGTGCGTTTTAACCCGGCTATCCGGGTGTTTTATATGCGACTGATTTCTCAGGGTAAGCCCAGAAAATTGGCTCAGGTTGCTGCCATGCGTAAATTACTCTGCATCATTAATGCCATGCTTTCATCAGGGACAATGTTTAACCCTGCCCTGCATCCCGGTCCGGGGGCTTAATCATGAAAACGGAATCAGCCATCCTTACAGCGTATAACGCCATCGACGCAGCATCCGTTGCCCTTGGTCGTCCCTGCCTGACGCTGCCCGAACGCGAGCATTTTCGGACTGAGCGCGATGTTGCCACCCGCAACCTTGCCACGCTTTCCCGCCAGTATCGTGATGAGGTCGGGACCTTATCTGCACAGCTCGCATTGCCACGTAACACGCAGGTTGACCGTGTGATTTACGGAATTAACTGCACGGATTTATCTCTCGCTGACAGGGGCAGGGCTGCCGGACTGGTATCACAGTTTGGCTCGTTTTCGTTCACCGTGGCGCATGCTTTCTGCCGTCTGGTTTACCAGCTCGGTGTGAAAAATGCGCTGATGGCGCTTGAGTCCGCGCACCGTTTTGCTTTCTTCAATCAGGACGGAGACCCTTATGAATTCTCGCTTTTCTGCACTGATGAGCAGATTGCTGAGGTGGCTGATTCGGTTGTTCGTGACTGCCTTGTTTCTCGGGCCATTTATAGTGATGTACCAGAGCATCACCTTCTCAATGTGATGGCCTATTTTCGGGCCATCTCCGGCTTTGATTTCGCACCCGTTTATGCCACTTATCATGAGCGTTACGGCGATGAGGGATTGCTTAAGCGTCTGACTGATTTGGCTTTTGTCACCCGTTTCCTGCGGGTTGTCCGTGACCAGCGGGTTAATGAGGTCTGTCGCATGCTCGGCATACTGAACCGCAACGCGCCTTATATTTCTGACTGGCATCGTGACCTGTTTGCTGTCCGCAGTAAACGCGTGAAAAAGTATCTCCGGTCCTCCGGTGTCTTTGATGCGTTTAATGAGCTGGTCTGTACGCTGGAAGATGCGCATAACGCCTCTGTTTCGAATCCGAAAAACCGGATTGCTGAACTCTGCGTTCGTGGAAAGGCCGTCTGTGAACTGTCCGAAGATATGGGGCTGTCCGGCTACTTCATCGTGCTCACCACGCCGTCACGTTTTCACCCGACGACCAGTTTTAAGGTTGCCGGAAAATGGCATTCTCGTCCGAATAAAAAATGGTGGGAAGCAGGTTGCCCGACCGTTAAGGATTCGCACGCCTGGCTGAATACCGTCTGGCGTCGGGTCTGCCGCAGACTGGATAAAGCCGGTATTCAGATACCCGGCCTGCGCACGGTCGAGCCTCATGCTGACGGTACAACGCACTGGAATTTCCTGATTTACTGCAATCCCCATGAGAGCGCAACGGTGCTGGCCATTTTCCGTGAAGAGGCCATGCGCGATGAGCCGGATGAAAAGGGGGCGAAAGAGCACCGTATTCGTATTGAGGCTATTGACCCTGAAAAGGGTGATGGTTTCCGTTACATCGTGAAGTACATCACCAAAATGGCGGGTGATGTCAGTGCGGATGGTATTACCGCCCTGAATGACCGTTATTCTGCCCGTTCATTCTGTGATGCCGTCAGCCGTGCCGCCTGCTGGCAGAAAGCAACGCGCCTTCGCCTGTTCCAGTTCTTTGGCGTTCCCTCCGTTACGGCTTACCGCCAGATGCGCAGCTTCCGCGCACCGCTTGAGGCGCATCATATCAATATGCAGCAGTTCACGCCGCAGCAGGTCGCCGAACTGGAAGCCATCCGCATGGCCTGTGATGCAGGCGATTTCCGGACCTATATCCTGCTGAACGGCGGTTTCTTCTGTTCTGAACGTCTGCTTCGTCCGTTTTACGTTCAGCCGCAGGAAGGTGGTAAACCCCGTTTTAACCGTTACGGTGAACCCTGCGCACCGGTGATTTCCGGTTTCATGTTTGGCCCTGTTCCGGTCATAACCCGTTTTATGGGCTGTGTTGTCCGCCGCATGACCCCCGCAGAAAAAATCCGCGCAGAGGAAGTCAGAAGCGGCAGCAGCTATGAATCTGTGTTTATTTCGTCGGCTTCACGACACCGCACGACGCGCTCCCGCGCGGCGGGTGGGGGCGGCGAAGCCGACCCTTGGACTTGTGACAATAACTGTCCCTGACTGAATTTTTAACATTGAGGAGTCTGATTTATGAATCAAATTTACGACAGTTTTCCGTTTCCTTCCCCTGAGGGTTTTACCGCAGGTATGACAATGGCGGGATATTTTATTCACGCCACTGTCATAAATGATGAGGAGTTAAAACCCACGGGTTCTCATTATAACCCTGAGGCCAAACCCAAATATGCCATTGTTATTGCCTATCCGTATGAGGACCGAAAATTAAAAGTCCGCCGTGAGGAGCATGAGCGCCTTTCCTGTACTGAGGAGGATTTTAAATTTTTTAATTCATGTCCTGATTTGCAGGGCAAACCTGTTTATCTCACGGTGGATGTTAACTCATGGTCGACAGGCTCTGAACGTCATGGTGTCTGGTATCGTTTTATTTCCGGCTCCATGAAACGTTTTGACGGTCAGCCGCTGGGTGCACTGCCCGCTGGTAAAGATAAGAATTAAGTTTCATGTCTGTTAATTCGGATTCGGTTTCCACGCAAATTAATGCTATTTGCGTGGGGATACCTGATGTGTCGGGGGTTGATTCCTCGGCGTTTTTAACGGGATTTTCACTGCCAGTATTTTGTTTTTTTCTTGGCATGATTATTTCCACAATTTGGAGTTTAATAAGGAGACTTTAATTATGTTTGCAAAAATGACCAATCTTTTTAAGGGTGTTAATAAGAAAGTTGCAGCCTTATCTTTTTCCGCTGCTTCTGCTCTTGCTGTATCTCCGTCTTTTGCTGGTACAGTCGATTTTTCATCATTGACTAACAGCATTGATATGTCTTCTGTTTCTGCTGTTATTCTTTCTATCGGTGTTGCAGGAGTTACAGTTTATCTGACTTTTGCTGGCGTTCGTAAAGTATGGGGAGCCCTCAGAAGTATCTGAGTTGTTTTTTATGAGGAAGGGCGGATATTCCGCCCTTTTTTTGGATATTTATGTTTGATTTTATTTTTATGATGTTTGGCTCCCTTTGTGGGTTATGTTGCGTCATTGGGTTTAAATCTAATTTGTGAGGTTTTGTGTCTACTCAAGAATTTAAAGTTAAATTGCCGGAATACACTATCGAGCAGATAGAAAGAATTATTTACAATAAAAATACAACCATTGAAGAATATGTTGTTTCAGTTATTCTTGAAAAAGCCGATCAGGATTTCCGTCGAATTGTAAAACCATTTAGTTTTTACTGGTGATGAAATGAGTTTTTTGAAAAATATTTCTGTGTCGCTATTGTACGTTTTGTTAACAAATCACGCCTGTGCTGAAACAGCGACACTGACTACCACAACATTTTCTTCTGAATTGTCCGGTATTATTAATCGCAAATTATCTGCAATGGGGGCCAGCGCCTCATCTATTTCGGCAACGTTATCAGGATATTCACGTGCGGCAGCGTCTTTTGCATCAAATTATGCTGCATCTGCCGGAATTTCTGCTTCAGCAATGTCGTGGAGTACTCTGGCTTACGGTCTTGGTGTAACTACTGTCAGTCTTGGAATTTATGCCGCAGGAAAGCCTTTTGCTGAGGAGGTGGCAAAATTGGTTTTAGATAAAAACGGCTATAACGCGTTTTATTACACTCCAGCCATGAGTGCGGGTGTCAAGGCCTGGCATGGCGGGTTTGATAATTGCTACGTTACCAGTACTTCGCCGTTTTCTGCTGCTGCGCGGGTTATTCAGTGCTTACCTCCTGAAGAAAAATCCTCGCTTCAGTCGTCTTATTATACTCCTCCGAAGAGTGACGTTGATAATGAGTGGTACAGATTCTACTACGCTTATTATTTTCGAGGTTCCTGGTCCCAGAGTTCGTTTGTATTCTGGTCTGTAACGTTAAGTGAGGATTCTGTTTTTTGTGATAACGGTCAGGTTCTGTTTTATTCTGACGGTAATTCTACTTGCGAGGCAGCAACCACTGAAAATCCATTCTCATCGTCTCTCCACGTGCCTTCTTTCTCTGGAAATAATCTGGCATCTCAGGATATTGCAGATATTCTTAACGGGCTGACTGAACAATTAGATGGCCTCTCTGAATATAGCGGGATATCTTCGTTTTTATTGAAATATTCCTCTGCTGACGTAGACAATTATCGTTCTACGGTAGACCTCCGCATCGGTGATTCTGCAAGTTTTACAGAATCTGGTGTTATTGCTATTCCTCCGACACCAGGTGGTGATACCAGCAATTCTGGAGGTAAATATACCCCTCCTGTTATTGACCCCGGTTTTAAGCCCGTTGGAGGTACGGGTACGGGCAGCGGTACGGGTACGGGCAGCGGTACGGGTACAGGCAGTGGTACGGGTACAGGCAGTGGTACGGGTACAGGCAGCGGTACGGGTACTGGCAGCGGTACGGGTACTGGCAGCGGTACGGGTACAGGCACTGGAACGGGTACAGGCACTGGAACGGGTACAGGCACTGGAACGGGTAGCGGTACAGGAGCTGGAGTCGGAACAGGTTCTGGCAGTACCACTGTAACAGGTAATGCTACGGTAAATGTTAACGTGACTGTGTCAAATGACTTTGGCACTGCACCTTCAGTGGATACGCCTGATATTTCATCTCCTGAGCCTTCATCATTCATTTCTCCATTGTGGAATATGTGGCCTTCTGCGCGTGATTTTTCACTGACAATTCCACGGGGGCAGTGTCCTGTCTTTACATTCAATATCTGGAATAAAGATTATCAACTGGATACTTTTTGTGTGCTGCTTGATACCGATGAAGTCAGGGCCACTTTCAGGGTGATTATGACGCTGATTGGCTCCATGCTTTCATTCTTTATTGTTCTTCGGTCCTGATAATCAGGTGGTGAATTATGTTTGCCATTTTTATTGCTGCAATAAATACTGCTCTTGGTTTTATTTTTCGTACTGCACTCATTAAGTTTGTAATGTTCTCTGCAATTTATATTATGGTTGTAGAAGTTCTTCCGTTGATTGTGACTCATCTTCCTGATGGTAGCAGTATTTCCTCGCTTTTTTCAGAGTTGCCTTCTTCTGTTTTGTGGTTTCTTAATCTGATGTCTTTTGATGTTGTTTTGCCCATGATGGTTTCAGCCATGTTTACGCGTTTCTTTATACGCCGTATTCCATTCTTTAATTAAGAGGGTGATTTATGGCTATTACTGCATATATTGGCGTGCCGGGTTCTGGCAAATCTTATGAAGTGGTTAAGTCTGTTATTATTCCGGCTGTTGCATCCGGCCGAAGGATTGTCTCAAATATATACGGACTGAATCATGAGGCAATCATTCAGTATTGTTATAAAAACAAACTGATAAGTGACGATATTTCACCAGGTGAAATCATTCATGTTGAAAATGAGCGGGTTATGTCCCCTGATTTTTATCCGGTTAAGGGAAATCAGGATAAATCACTCTGCCAGCCAGGTGATTTAATTATTCTCGATGAGTGTCATCGTTTTTTTACATCAGATAAAGCTTTGTCATCTGATGCCCGTATCTTTGCTGCCGAGCATCGCCATTATGCTGATGAAAAAACGGGGCAAACCTGCGACCTTGTTCTTATTAATCAGGCATTGACAACGTTGCCTCGCTTTCTTCGTGAGCGTATTGAGCAGACTTTCAGAATGAAAAAACTGATTGGTCTTTCTCATAAAAGTTATCGCGTTGATGTTTTCGACGGTTCCAGAACCACAAAGGCAACGCATCTTTCAAATTATGTCTGCCGTTACAGTAAAGATATTTACCCGCTTTACAGCTCTCATGATGTTAAGGGAGCGGTGGAAACAAGAACTGACGCAAGGGCGGTTTTGTTTAAACCGCAGGTTATTCTTTTGTTTATTTTTCTTATATTGCTTTCTGTTTATCTCTTCTTTAGTTTTCTTTTGCCTTTTTTTAATCCGCAGAAAAAAACAGAACAGGCACAGCAGCCAGCGCCGTTACGTTCTTCGCCGTCTTCGCCGTCGGTTAATGTTTCGCCTTCACCGGAGAATAAAACCGCTCCTGCGCCTTCTCAAAAGTGGTGCGTAATAGGGCGTTTTAATGACGGGGACCGGAACTATGTTTTTCTGCGCGATACGGATAATCGCCTTCGTATGGTTTCCGCAAATAAATTCAGGGGGCTGAATATTATGCTTGAGGGAGAGGTGGACGGCGTGAAGGTTGTTGCATGGTCCTGTAATAATCCGGTTTCTTTCAGGGGGCAAAAATGAAACTGATCACCGTATTCTTTTCATTTGTGCTTTTATCATTTTTTTCTCCGGCTTATGCCGTTTCAGAAAGTGAGGCACGACGTGTGGAGATGTCAATGGACAATGCGCCTTTACCTCAGGTTATCAGCATGGTCTGGCAACGGGTTTTTAATCGCCCTTATCAGTTGTCGCCGGATATTGCAGGAGACACAAGACTTGTCAGTTTCTATCTGAGTAAAAATCAGGAGCCGCGAAGCTTTTTTATTTCATACCTTAAACGCCTGAATATCAGCGTCACGTCGATGAAGGATGGCGTGGATTACATTTCAGTGATAAAGCAGACTGAGCAGAAAGTGCCTGATGTGGTTTTTACTTATCGCCCTAAATACCGCAGCGTGAGTTATTTATCGGCAATGCTTAACTCTGTGGTTTCTTCCGGGGCTTTCAGTAATCATATTCAGTCCGTCGATTATTTGTCTGGCGGTGTGTCAGGTATAACCACGACAGACAGTGCATCGACGCGTATGTCGATCGCAACGGATGCCGAAGTGCTGGTTTATTCCGGTCCGGCAGCATCCGTCCGGCAGATAGAAAAAATATTGCCGCGTATTGACGTTCCGGCAGAGCAGGTAACGGTGAGCGGCTATGTTCTTGAAGTCCAGACGACAGACCGCAATGCAACCGGACTGCAAATTATTGCTGATTTGTTCCGTAATAAACTGGGGATGTCTGTGGGGGCTCGTCTTGATGGGGGTAATTCGTTTACGCTGAATGTTGGAGGGCTGAATGCGTTTTACAGTCTGATCAAAGAGGATTCACGCTTTAATGTCGTGAGTAATCCGCGTCTTACGGTGCTTTCCGGCAGTAAGTCGCAGTTTACTGTGGGTCAGGAAGTTCCGGTGCTGGACAGTGTCAGCTATCAGGGCAGCAGCGGAACGCCAGTCCAGTCTGTGACATACAGGAACAGCGGGGCGATTTTTACAGTAACGCCGGTTGTGCTTGACGGACTGATAACACTGGATATCAGCCAGCAACTGAGCGATTTTGTAAAGACAACGACAGGCGTTAACTCCAGCCCGACACTGACGAAGCGGGAAATCAGCACAAAGGTTGATGTTAAGGACGGTGAATTACTTGTGCTTGGTGGCCTTGCCAGCAGTAAGCTGACGCAGTCGCGGACAGGTTTTTCATTTTTGCCGGGTTTTACAGGCAAATCAGACGAGAATAACCGGACGGATATAATTGTGGTGCTTCAGGCTCGCAGGGTTGGCAAATGA